TAAAAATATAATAACATGAAAGTATTAATTAATAATAATTGGATCGAGCTGTCTGTATTCACGGGTATAATGTTCGGTATAGCGATAGCTGACGGTGAATTGCTTATTATGGTGGGCCCATTAGCCGTGGTTATTAAGGCGCGGAAGTTTAAAAAACGCAACCGCAAGAAACACCCGAACGAGCTATAACGGGCATCCGGGCAACCGGGCATCCGGGCGCGTGACCGAAAAACCCTTATAGACGTTATCGAGACGATAGCGGTACAATAGCGGTTTGATAGCGAAGTGCTCCCATGATAATTGCGGTCAATCGACGGGCCGTAGTCAACGCAAAAAAGCTATGGGTATTCTCAACAAAAACACTACAAACATGGGCCGACAGGTATATACGCATATACTCGCTCTAAATCGCACTATATATTTCCGAAAATACCATTTTATCCCACATTTGCGAATCCCCAAAAGTAGATCTTAAACGAGATTTGTTTCAAGTGGCAAGGTATATACGTTATATTCACCTCAAATGTTAAACCATTAGCCATGATACGCCTCACTCACGATGAATCCAAGCAATACCGTCAATTAAATCCAGACATCGATTTTAAGTACCACATGAAGTCCGCTATTGGTTACACCCTTACCCCCGATACAAATAATCCAGGCTGGGAATCCGTCACATATTATGGTGCTAGTTGGATCGATCCTACTCTTACCCCACACAATCCCCATTACGTTTACGTTCTTTGCAATCCATCTATGCCGGGTATATGTAAAATTGGGTATACGACAACAACTGTTTATGATCGCGTTCGCCAGCTCAATTTAGCTACGGGCGTTATTACACCATGGTATCCTGTATTTGCATATAAGTGCCCTAACGGCCGTATGTTGGAGCGTGAAGTTCATAATGAACTTGAGAAATTAGGCGCACGGATCAACAAGAAACGGGAGGGTTTCCATATGTCATCTAATGATGCGCGTGAAATTATTGAAAAATTAGGTTCTAAATATCAAAATCAATTAAATGAAAAAGATTAATTTATTAATGGTTATTATATCTTGGGTGTTTGCTCACGTATTGGTTTATAATATCCACCACTATTTAATGGAGGTTTATGGTCATTATATCCATCTTATGTTGGCTTTGTTTTTTCTTGCGATATATGTTCACTATCGTTTGTTTACTTACATGACCTCTAAGGTTTCCACATATTTATAGTATATACGGATAGTTGTAGGGTAGTGGTTCTCAAACGACTTTAGCTAAGGAGAGCTACGTCTTATTTAACCTGTTCATATTTATTGATAGCATGGCAATATACAAAGTAAAAGCAGAAGATAAAGCAGCATTATTAAATCGTTTAGAAAGACTAAATGTTAATATTAACTCAAACGATTTGAAAAATAAATCTGCCTTCCAAAATGGAACTGTTGTAAATTATTTTGAATTGTCTGTTAATGATCCTGAACAAGAAGAAAAAATTAATTCAATATTAAATCAATCACCCGCAATAAATAAAATAAGCGAAATGGAAAATACAAAGAAAAAAATGACTAAAGACGAGTTAAAAGAAATGGTTCGTCAAGAATTACAAGCTGTATTAGCTGAAAAAAAGAAAATGAAGGATGAAGACAAAAAAGAAAAAATTGACGAGAACGAAGAAGTAGCTGAAAGTTTACTTGCTGACGCTGCTCCAATCATAGCTACGTTGCTTGGTGTTGGTGGTACTTTAGCTGCTGCAATTGTTAGTGACTTAAGAAAAGCGAAAACTCCAGAAGAAAGGAAACAAATCTTACAAAGTATATCTAACCAGATCAGTAAATCTAAAGGTTACTAATAAATCATAGATAAATCATAATTATTGAGCGGCTTGTGAAAACAAGTCGCTCTTTCTTTGGCTACGCAACTTCCCGTTCGTATATTGGGTATTAAAAATAATAAAACAATGAGATACAAAGATCTATTACTACAGAAAATTGAGCAGTTGGACATTATGATCAACAACTTAAACTTACTTGCTAGAGAAGGAAAAGTTAATGACAATCATTTTGAACAATTGAAAGAACAAATTGAGGAAATTCGTTATCAAGTTTCATTAGAAAACGAAGACTAATATATGTTAAGTCAAGAATGGCAAAATATATTACATTGGGTTAAAACAGAATTAAATGAGCCTCAACGCACTCAACTTCTTACGTTATGTGAGGAGTTTGAGGCGACCCAATCTTCCCCAAAAACTTTTTTTAAATTAGAGACAGAAGCCAAACCAAAACGTCAATCTAAAAGAGATATACAGAATAAACTTATATCGGAAAACCCAAACGCAAATAATTTACAAAATATTTTAAAAGGATTTTAATATGGAAATAATAATAGGAATATTAGGATTTATAATTATAGTTCTAGGTTTTACAACTTGGAATTTATTAATGAAAATTGAAAAAGCAGAAGATTTAATTAATGAAAGAGACACACTAATTAGTAATTTAACTTCTAGTGTAATTAAAATAGATGAAGTTATCACACAATTAGACTCCTCAGGTGCTTTGGAAGGTGATGACGAAATAGGAGCATTTTTTGAACAAATAAGAAATATGAGAAATACTTTATTAGATAATTTAGATAAAAAGATAGAAAATAATGTATAACGGGTATTACGATAATGATAATTTTGATGCTGCTAAGTTTTTAGATGAACAATTAGGCCCTGCTCTGACTAAAAGGGGAAGTATACGTAAACGTAAGCCAAAACAACCTAGAATATACTTTACAGAAGATACAGAAAACGCAATTGTTGAGTACCTGTCACATACTGATCAGGATATTCGTAACAGAATATATAATTCTCGTATTGCCTATGGTTTTTATAAATTAGCAGAAAATATCATCCATACGTTTAAGTTTTATTATACGGATATGGATACAATTGAGGATTTAAAACATGAAGTAGTATCATTTCTTCTTGAAAAACTCCATTTATATAACCAAAATAAAGGTAAAGCATATTCGTATTTTGGTACAATTGCAAAACGTTACTTAATAGTTTACAATCAGAATAACTATAAGAAACTACAGGAAAAGGTAAATATAAGCGAAGTAAACGATGAAAGTGATATATTCGTCGATAATAATATAGGATTAGATGAGGAGAAGAATGAGCTTAATATGTTTTTAGATCAATATGTTGCTTACGTTGATAAGCACATTTATACTATATTTCCTAAACAACACGATGCGCGTACAGCGGATGCAATTATTGAGTTATTCCGTAAACGAGAAAATTTAGAAATATTTAATAAAAAAGCATTATACATTTATATTCGTGAGATCACCGATGTTGATACACCCCAAATTACTAAAATCATTAAAAAATTAGATATAATACGTGTTAAATTATTTAGTGAATTTTATGAACATGGATGTATAAAAATGTAACCTTTATTTTTTTCATATTTATACGTAAATAACACATAAATATAATGGAAAATTTCAACCAAGTCATATTTGGTAAAAAAACTTTCTCGGATTTATTGCAGGACATATACAAGACTACGAAAAAAACTGAGGATAGAATCGAAGAATTAATAATGGCTCTTAAGCCATTCATCAACACCCCATCAGACGCCGTGATGATTGTTCCTCTTATTAAGGAATATTTAGACGTTCAAGTAAAAAATAATGATCATTTAGTAAGAATGGCATCTGTTGTTCAGAGAGCTATGACTAACAGCGCTTCTGCTGGTAGCAGTGACTTACTAATTTCTGAAGAAGAAAAGGAGCAATTATTACTTGAAGTTAAAAAAATGGGGGATGAAACAAAACAATTAGAAAACATTGATACTAATGCTACTAAAATATTAGAAAATGGCGATTAAGTATGGTTTATCCTCTATAGCAAAAACATCTTCTGCTTCCTCTTCCTCTCCCTTTAAATTTAAGGTTGGAAAGGTATTTGCTGTTATTATGGATGATAAAACACCTTCTAAAAAAGTTTTTGATGAGTGTGGTGGTTGGCAAGGAATAGGTACAGTTTTGTTTAAACCTTATAGTGGTAGTAGGAACGAAGACAATTATGTTGAAAACCAAACAAGTAAAACTGTATTAGGTTATTCAAAAGCTAAGCCTCTTTTCCCAAATCAAAAATATTATCCTTTAAAAGGAGAATTAATCTTAATATTTTCCTTACCTTCAATAAATTCACAATCAACTGATTCAAACACAACTCCTTCATATTATTATATTACAAATATAAATTTATGGGGTAATAACCACCAAAACGCTCAAACATCAGACCCAGAAGCTCCTTTAGGTTTAGGATTTGAAGAAAACCAAAACATTGAATCAATTTTACCTTTTGAAGGAGATTATATACTTGAAGGAAGATTTGGGAATACATTAAGATTTGGTAGTACAAATAAAATTAACACAGGAGAAAATTTTTGGAGTGATAGTGGTAAAAATGGTGATCCAATTACTATTTTAGCTAATGGTCATAGTTTTGGAAGTGGTACATTATATGTTGAAAACATCAATAGAGATGCTTCTGCTTTATATTTAACTTCAACTCAAAAGGTTCCATTAGAAGTATCTAAGACAAAATTAAATCCTCTTACTACAACTTCTTTACCAAATAAATATTTAGAAGGTTCTCAAGCAATTTTAACATCTGATAGAGTTATTATAAATTCTAAAAAAGAAAATGTTTTATTGTTTGCTCAAAATAATATTGAGTTATATACAAAAAATACTATTAGCTTAGATGCTGATGATAAAGTTGTAATTAATTCTCCAACTATCTTATTAGGACTAAATGGTAGCTCAGTTCCTGAAGAACCCGTATTGTTGGGTAATGAAACTATTAAATTATTAAATTCATTACTTACAAGCTTATCTTCATTTAGTACTATATGTTCATCAGCGTTAAATGGATCTAAAGGTAGCCCTATAACTCAACTTAATACTGCCGCTAGAGGATTAAAAGAATCAGTAGATAATTTAATCCCTAAATTACAAAATATTAAATCACAGAAAGTAAGAGTAGCAAAATAATGGCTAATACAATCAACATATCAGGGTTAGCATCTAATGCATCAGCCGCTAAAAGTAAATTAGAATCTCTTAAAAATATAAATGTAGAGAAATTAGCAAAAGATAAGCTAAAACAACTAACAACTAACCCTATTCAACGTGTTTTAAACGATATTGAAGAAGCTAAAAGTAAAGTTGAAACTTTAAAAACAGATACTTTTGGTAAATTTGCTGATTTAGATAAACGTATTGAAAATAAGTAAATTACTAGAGAAGAAGTTGATAGGATTAAGCAAATTGTGCAAGGTAATTTTGATAAAGAACAAGAAGAATTACAAGATTTTATAACTGATAAAACAGAGGATTATCAAAAATTAATTAGTAATAGTAAAGAAGCAATTAATGCTAAATTAAAATTAGCAGATGAAAAAATTAAAGGTATTTTAAGAAAAAGTCATAAAAGAGTTAAAGGCAAAAATGCTAAAATAATAAAAGATTTATTAAGAGGAGCATTAAATGCCGCTAAAAAGAATCCTGTTCCTGTAATCATGGCTTCTTTAACTATAACATGTCAATTAATATCAGTAAGAAATAAAAGAATTGAAGAATTAGTTGATAATGTTAATAGTGTTATTGATAATATTCAATCTAAAGAAGACGTTAAAAAAGCAACTTTATTAAGAAACAATGCTATTAGAATTATCAATGAAAATGAAGCTAAAATTAATTCAATAAAGAGTATTTTAGAAAGAATTTCACTCATATTATTAGTATTAGATATAATATTAGTACTAGCTGATATAATCTTACCACTACCTACACCTTCACCCGCACCTGATGTTGTTACACCTGCTAAAGAAAGATTTAGAAAAAAATATGAATTAGCTGTTGAAATAGTATCAGGATTATTAGCTGCTGTTTCTATTATAAGATTATTATTAGATAGAATTATTGAAGAATTAGAAGAACAAAAAGAAAGACTTAAGGAAATTGATGGATTCTTTGAGGAACCTTCAAATCTAACAGCATTTGATAGAACAGATTTAGATGCAGCTTTACAAACATTATCACCATCTGGAAATTTCGGTGTGTTAGATTCGGGTTATAAAGGATTTACATTTGCTATAAAAGAAGAAAACGATTCAAGATTCGTCGTGGCTGGAAATACTCGCCGTTATGCCGTTGCCTTGAATACAGATAAAAGTGAAGTATTACAATCATCACGTTCATTCACATTGGATCCTGATATCCTTATTGAAGAACTTAAATTAATCATAGATCAACAAAATCTTAAAGCTTAATATTTATTATTATGGATGCTAAACAATTCAAATCAGTTATTAAAGAAGCAGTTCGTGAAGCAGTTCGCGAGGAAATTGGCTTAATGTTATTGGAACAGTTAAAAAGTGGAAATGCTGCACAAAGTAAACCACTTACTGAAAATCGTTCATTATCGTTTGATAGTGGAGATGTTCATAGTGTTGGAATGAGATCACAAGTGGGTAATAAAATGGCCGAAATGTTCGGAATGCCTGCAGGTGCTAAGCCTCAGTCTAATCTACAAGTAAATCCAAACAGTGATAATCCATTTGCTGCTTTTATTAACGATACTGCTAATAATCTTAGCCCTCAGGAAATGAGACAAATAATGCAACAAGGATAATAATGCCTATACCAAAAATATATCGTGTTGATCCTAGAGACTTGCAAAAAAACATTGCAATTGGTCTTAGTATTCCTTTTAATAAGTTCTCTGCTTTTAAAAGCACGTATAGTACTAAAGAACAGGTAAAATACAATTTGATTAATCTTTTATTAACTAATAAAGGTGAAAGAATTGAAAATCCTGAATTTGGATGCGATATAAAAAAATCTATATTTGATTTTATTAACACGGATAACATTAATAAAATTAATAATAATATAAGAGTTGGTGTACAAACATTTATACCTGAAATAAATTTAGAAAACGTAATTATCTCTCCCGAACCAGATCAAAACTATGTAAATGTAAAAGTTGAATATAGTATGAGAATATCAGGGGAAACGGATGAAATACAAATTAACTTTGAATAATGTCTGAAACAAAAAACATATCGTATTTAAACAAAAGTTTTAGTGATTTTAAATCAACTTTGATTAATCATGCTAAGACTTATTTCCCTACAGTGCATAATGATTTTTCTGATGCATCACCAGGAATGATGTTTATTGAAATGGCATCTTATGTAGGTGATGTTTTATCTTTTTATTTAGACACTCAGTTTCAAGAAAATTTACTTTTATATACAAAAGAAAAAAGCAATGCTTTATCTTTAGCTTATGCTTTAGGATATAGACCTAAAATGTCATATGCTTCGTATGTTGATTTACAAATATCTCAAAGAATACCTTTAGTTACTAATTTATTAAACAATACACAAATTCCAAACAGTAATTATTATATGATAATTCCTGAAAACAGTGTTGTTGAAAGTATAAATGGTGTTAAATTTTTAACTACTGAATTAGTTGATTTTTCAAAAGAAGAAAACAGAACTATATTTTTTGAAGGTACGGGATTCGCTAGAGTTACAAAAACTGTAAAGGCAATTTCAGCAGAAATTAAAACAACTACTGTTGATTTTGGACAAACACCTCAAAAGTTTACAAGTACTACTATATCTGATAACCAAATATTAAATATATTACAAGTAACAGATAGTACAAATGGTATTTGGTATGAAGTACCATATTTAGCACAACAAGGTATTCCACAAAAAGCAACAAACCCAACATATAATACAGATTCTATTCCTTATTTATTAAGTTATATAGAATCACCTAAAAGATTTGTTACTAGGTTTAAAGAAAATGGTGATCTAGAATTACAATTTGGAGCCGGAATTAATTCTTCTTCAGACTCTTCTATATTACCTAACCCAAATAACCTAAGTATTGGTATAGATGCTAATGTATATGATCCAACTAATACATTTAATAGAGCAACAGTAGTAACTACAAGAGAATATGGTTTAGCACCAACAGGCGTTTTAACTATAAAATATCTTGTTGGTGGTGGTGTTGCTTCTAACATTTCATCTAATGAAATTGTAAATAGAAAGTTTAATTTAAATGATATTACTTTTAATGGTAATGTAACATCTCCTCAAAATACTGATATTTTTAATAGTATGATTATAACTAATCCTGAACCTGCGGTTGGAGGAAGAGATGAAGATACTGTTGAAGAAATTAGACAAAATACTCTTTATTCATTCTCTTCTCAAAACAGAGTAGTAACTAAAGAAGATTACATTAATAGAGTACTTAGCATGCCTAGTCATTTTGGATCAGTAGCTAAAGTATACGCAATTAATGACTTTGCCTTATCTCAGAATTCAGGAAATGATCGTTTACTAGATAATAATCCACTATCTATTAGTTTATACACTCTAGGATACAATGCTAGTAAGCAATTAATTATGCCTGCTTCTGTATTGAAAAATAATATTAAAAATTATCTATCACAATATAGAATGGCTACTGATGCTATTAATATTAAAAATGCTTATCATATTAATATAGGTATTAATTTCGATATTTCTGTTTTACCAACATTTAATAATAAAGAAGTATTAAGTAATTGTATAAAAGTCTTAAAAGATAGATTTAGCATTGAAAACATGCAAATAAATAAACCATTAGTTATATCTGATGTAAATTCAACTTTATTACAAATTAAAGGAGTCCAATCAATATCTAAGGTTGAAATTGTAAATAAGTCTGGAGGAGATTATTCTCCATACAGTTATGATATTAGTGGTGCTATTAGAAATAATATATTATATCCGTCATTAGATCCGTCTATATTTGAAATTAGATTTCCTGATGTGGATATACAAGGAAGAATTGTAACTTTATAAATTAAATAAAACATGAACTTAGAAAAATTAAAAGGACATATTCCTGAGGCTGTTATAACTCAGATTCCAGGAGTTATGGAGAAATTCCAAATCAATACCCCATTACGTTTAGCTCATTTCTTAGCACAATGTGGTCATGAATCAGGTGGATTTAGATTAACTAAAGAAAATTTAAACTACTCAGCAAAAGGTTTAATGGGTACATTTAAAAAATATTTTCCAACAGAAGCATCAGCAGCAGCATATGCTAGACAACCTGAAAAAATTGCTAATAAAGTTTATGGCAATAGAATGGGTAATGGTCCTGAAGCGTCTGGTGAAGGTGCTAAATTCTGTGGTCGTGGTTATATTCAACTAACTGGTAAAGATAACTATACTGCATTTGGTAAATCTATTAATGAAGACTTAATAGCAGACCCAACAGTAGTAGCAGGTAAATACGCTTTATTATCAGCTGCATGGTTCTTTAGTAAAAACGGTTTACATAAATTAGCAGATGGTGGTGCAACGGATGCCGTTGTTACACAAATCACTAAACGTGTTAATGGTGGTACTATTGGTTTAGCAGATAGAATTAAACACTTTAAAGAATATCATGCATTGTTAGCATAATATTTAGAATAATACATAATTAAATAGGAGTTTCCGGTTGCTATATTTATATGTAGCATAACCGGAAACTCTTTTACATGGCCATATATAAACTATTTCCTGAAAAGGACGCAACAATTTTCTCATACTATCCTGCAGTTAATACAGGAATAGACGAGATTCTAGAAATCAGCACATTTGAAAGTGCACTTCAAAGCACAAGAGAATCTTCTAGAGCTCTTATTAAATTTTCAACAAGCGAAATAATTGATACTATTTCAAATAAAGTATCCGGGAGTAGTTACAAAGCATATCTAAAATTATATCTAGCTAATGCTTCTGAAATTCCAGTAGATTATAGAATAATGTGTCACCCTATTTCAGCATCTTGGAGTGTTGGTACAGGTCGTTTAGCAAATTCTCCAGTTACAACAGATGGTGTAAGTTGGAGTAATAAAACTTTAACAAATACTTGGGTGAGTGGAGGTGGTGATTGGCATACAACCCCAACAGCTTCTCAATCATTTACTAATAATGATGAAAAAGATATTGAAATAGATGTTACATCAACTGTAGCTGCGTTTTATGCTTACGAAACAAACCCATTTGCTGCAGTAAAAATACAAAATGAAGGATTTATTTTAAAACATTCAAGTAGTATAGAATTCTCAACTGGAAGTTCACCATTTGAATTAAAATATTTCTCATCAGATACTCATACCATTTATCCTCCTTGTTTGGAGATTAGATGGAATGATAGTACATTCATTACTGGTAGTTTAACTGTAACTAATAATCATAAAGCTGTTGTTTCTTTAAAGAATAACAAATCTGAATTTCAACAAGATTCGATTAATAAATTTAGATTAGGAGTTAGAAATCAATACCCACCAAGAACATTTAATACAAACCAATTATACGTAACCGGGTCTCAATTACTACCTAGTGCATCATATTGGGCTATTAAAGATTTAGATACAGATGAGTGGGTAGTTGATTTTGATACTACTTATACTAAAATTAGTGCTGATCCTACTTCAAGTTTCTTTACAGTTCACATGAATGGGTTACAACCTGAAAGATTTTATAAGGTTTTAATTAAATCTGTAATTGATGGTTCAACTATTGTGTTTGACGAAGATTATATTTTTAAAGTAATTAGATAATGACTAATATAAAAGTTGATAAAACTATTTTAGGAAGAAATGAAAGTGTATTAGATACAAATTTTAGTTTTTTTTCTAGAATTAATGCGACTCCTGATTTTACTATTGAAGATTTTTTCCAATTATATGAGGAATTATTTTATCAAATTCCTAAAGAAGATGAAGTGGAATCTCATAGATATATTTTAAATAAAGAAGCAGAATATTTAGGAGTTCAATTAGCGGACGATATAGATATCCAAGCCTTACTTAATGAAATTACTTCTTTAAGACAACAACTTTTAGAAGCAAAAACAATTATTACAGATTACACAAATAATAAAAAATAATGGCTGAAATAAGGATCATAGGAAATATTAATAGCACTACCCAATCAAACAGATTTGATGGGAAAGATATTGCTTTACTAGGCCAAAATGTGATTGCAAATAACTTTGGATCAAAAAATGATTATGTAGAATATCATGTTAATGACATTTTAGGTAAATCTTTATTCCAATCTTATTCATATCTATCATATAAATCCCCTTCAGATGTCGCTTTAAATTTAGATGGTACTTATTCTTCTTTAGAAATAGATCCTGTAGAAGATTTAAAGAAACAATACAATAATGGTGAGTTTCAAGTAATATATAACTTTCTTAGAAATAAAATAGGAACTCCTGTTTCACCTCTTTTTATTAAAGAAATATCTGATGATAGAACAGAAATTAAAGTTGGTTCTATTTTTTTAAATAACGATTTAATAAAGGAACAAACAGATGTTTTAATTAATGAAATTAATAATACTCCTTATTTAAAATATTATTTAGCAAACTTTAGTAGAAACAATACACCTGTTATTATCAATATTGATTCAGATACAACAGAGGACACATATTATATTCTAATTAAATTTTACAAACCACTATCAGAAAGTATTTCTGTAAAAGATACTTTTTGGATTGTAGATGAGGTTATTGATAGCTATACTTTTACTATTAATTTAGATAAATTATTAATATTAGACGAAGCACCAACTGTTAAAGGACCTAATTTTAGTGTTAAAGTTGATTTTAACAACATAAGTACACCTTATCACAATTATAATAGTTTAATTAATCAATTAACAGGTTCTAATTCTGGTTTTATTAACCAATATTTAGAAGGATCTATTGA